CTTTTCTGTTTTCACCGCAGCAAGAAAGCACAAGTCATGACTAAGGCTAAACAGGGTCGTACAAGGGCGCTGAAGGCCGTACCAGAGGCGATCAGAGATGAACAGGGAATTGCTCTGGAATCCAAGCGTCTAATTGGCTCAGATCGGCCTAGAATTCACTCTGCGCTTAACGATTTGCCGTCCAGAGGCCAAGAAGTTGTTGATTTTGCGACTTCGATTGGCGTCGAGCTTATGCCTTGGCAGAAGTTTGTGTTCGAGCATGCCTTGAAAGTTAAGCCTGACGGGCGCTGGAAACACCCTGTTGTTGTAATCGTGGCAGCTCGCCAGAATGGCAAGTCAACGATTATGGAGATGAGCATTCTTGCCAGAATGTTTTTGTGGAAAGAACCTTTGCAGCTGGGCAGTGCGCATGTGCTGACAACGTCACTTGAGACATTCCGGCACATTGTCAATCTAATCGAGAGCAATAAGAAGCTTGCAAGTCAGGTACAAAAGATCCGCTGGGCGCATGGCTCAGAGGAAATCCAACTCAAATCAGGAGCGCGTTACGTAGTCAAGGCGGCCAACGCAGCTGCTCGCGGTTTTGCAAAGCCTGAGACGGTGTACATGGACGAGACGCGACAACTCAAAGACACTGAGGCTTGGTCTGCTATGAGATATACAATGATGGCTGCCAAAAATCCTCAGCTTTGGACATTTTCAAATGCTGGCGATCAACACAGTTTGATTTTGAACCAGCTGCGCGATCGAGGGCAAGCAAGTGCGGCTGGATCAGACGACGACATTGCCTACTTTGAATGGTCTGCATATTCGGACAAGATCACAGACGAAAAAAACTGGGTCGCAAGCAATCCTGCTTTGGGTCACACAATTCATTCCGACAATATCCGCGCGGTCTTAAATGATCCGCCAGATGTAGTACAGACAGAAGTGCTTTGTCGCTGGGTCAACACAATCAGTGGAGCGATACCGGCGAAAGAGTGGAATGAGTGCGGCGGCGCTGAGGTACAGCTTGACGTTGAAAAGGTGACTTGGTTTGGGCTGGACTTGTCGCCAGATCGACGAGACGGCGCTTTGGTTGCGGCTCAAAAGAATGCTGACGATACATTCAACATTAAGCTGTTGCACACTTGGCACAATCCAATTTCGCTCGACGATAAAGCTGTGGCAAATGACATTGCGCCTTACGCTCGCAAATATCCTGTCGAATATGTGGCTTTTAGCAAAAGGACTAGCTCTGCCGTAGCTGCTCGCCTTGCTCCTGCTGGAATTCCAGTGATCGACATTGACGGGGCTTTGTACGGCCAATCGTGCGACGAACTTCTCGGAGCGATCACTTCAAAAAGGCTTATGCATGGAAAACAGGCAGAATTATCCAAGCAGATACTATCGGCCGTCAGATTACCAATGGGCGACGGCGGCTGGATTATCGGACGGCGCGCCTCAAGCGTTGCGGTCTGCGCAGCTGTGGCCTCAGCTTTGGCGACACATTTTGCGACACGCCCTGAAATGGAGATCGACATTTTCTCAGCCTAGGTGTATATGCCACCTTTACACTTAGCGCATGGGTCTATTTTCGCGCACTGTCACAACACAAGCGCCTGAGGCGACGGCGGACATTGAGGCGTCACTAGCGCCAGTAAATGTCACCAGCTCGCTTTACAATATCTACGGCGTTGCCGGTATCACAGCTTCTCGCGTTGAATTTATGTCAGTGCCAACATGCGCTCGCGCTCGCAACATTATTTCGTCAAGTGTTGCTTCAATTCCGCTTAAAGTGCGCACAAAGCAAGACGGCGCAAGAGTTGAGACACCGCCAAAAGTAATTAACCAACCAGATCCGCGCGTGCCGGGCTTTGCGACTTACGCATGGTTAGCCGAGGATTTATTGCTATACGGATATGGCTACATGCGTATATTGGAAATCTACAAGGACACATATCGAATTCGCAGCGCAGAACGTATCGACCCAACACGCGTCACAATTAAAACAAATGCAATGGGAACAGAGATCGAGTATTACTGCGTTGACTCAATTCCAGCACCTTACGAAGGCGAAGGCGCTTTGGCCGTTTTCTACGGCGTAGATGAGGGAATTCTTAATCGCGCTGGTCGAACAATTAAAGCTGGAGCAGAATTAGAACGCGCTGCAACAATGTACGCGCGCGAACCAGTGCCAACAATGGTTTTGAAATCTAACGGCACAGCGTTGCCAGCAGATCGCATTGCAAAGTTGCTTGAGTCTTGGGGTCAAGCGCGTCGCAATCGTTCAACTGCCTTTCTCAATGCAGATGTTGAATTGCAGACACTTGGCTTCGACCCTGAGAAATTACAGCTCAACCAAGCCAGATCCTACGTTTCTACGGAGCTTGCCAGAGTTACCGGAATACCTGCTTATTACGTTGACGCTGAGTCTGGATCAAGCATGACTTACAGCAACGCAACTTTGGCGCGTCAATCGCTCCTGGACTTCTCTTTGCGTCCAATTATGTGTGCGATCGAGGAACGCTTGTCAATGACAGGCATGCCAAATGACTTTGTACCGGCAAGCCAAGAAGTTAAATTTGATTTGGACGACTACTTGCGCGGATCTGCAAAAGAACGTGCAGAAGTGTACAAAATTCTTTACGACATTGGCGCTTTGACTTCAGATGAAATCCGACTAGAGGAAGAAATGATCAGATGACATACAGCATACAAAAACCAATCAAAATGGACTTTTCAATTAAAGTTGAAGCCGCGGATTTTCCAAAGCGTGAATTGTCTGGCCGCATTGTGACGTGGAATGAGGAAGGCGTCACCAGCTCTGGATCAACCATGTTTCAAAAAGGTTCGATTACTCTGGGTCAGACAACAAAACTTTTGCTCGAACACCGCCGCGAGTCGCCAATCGGTTTTCTTAAAAACTACACCGAGGACGACGAGGGAATTTATGCAACGTTTTCTATCGGCAACACCACCGCCGGATCTGACGCGCTAGTTGAGGCGTCAACTGGTCTGCGTGACGGTTTCAGTGTTGGAGTTATTGCACAGAAGTACAAAAACGTTGACGGCGTTTTAGTAGTTAGCGCGAGTGCGCTCAAAGAGGTTTCATTAGTCACAGATCCAGCCATAGCTTCGGCAAAGGTTGAAATTGCAGCTAGTGAGAACAACAATTCTGAGTCCGAAGTGGAAGCAGATGAACAACCTACAGAAGGAGACAAGCAAGTGGAAACACCTACAACCGTTCCAGAAGTGTCAACCGAAACGGTTGAGGCTTCCAAGGTAGAAAAGGTCGAGGCTTCTCGTCCGCTCTACTTCTCATCACCACGTTCACCAATCACAACTGGTGGCGCATATCTTGAACACACAATCAAGGCTGGCCTTGGCAACGAGGACTCTCGCCAATACATCAAGGCAGCAGACGACAGCTTCTCAACAAATCCAGCGTTTTCGCCGGTATCTTATGTCCGCGACGTAGCAACAAACACAAATGCTGACCGTCCAGTAATTGAAGCTTGCGGCGGTACTCGTCCGCTTAATAGCTACGGAATGACAGTGTCTATTCCTAAAATCACTGCTAACTCAACAGCTGCAACAGTTGCAGAAGGCGGAGATCCAACAGGTACAACAGCGATTACTTCTGCGTATGTAAATGCGACAGTAATCAAAAAAGCCGGTTTCCAACGCTATTCTGTCGAATTGCTCGACCGGTCTGACCCTTCATTCTATGAAATTATGCTCAGTAATCTCCGCGACGCATACGCTCAAGCAACTGACCAATATGTAATTGCACAGATTACAGCTGGCGGTACACAGGCAACAGCAACAGCAGCAGACTCAGCTGGCTTGATCTCATTCGTATCAACAGAAGCACCAGCTGCATACACAGCGACAAAGCGCACAGCAAAGTCATTTGTTTCAGGTACTTCTATCTGGACAACATTGCTCGGTGCAACAGATACAACAGGCCGTCCAATTTACAACGCTGGCAATCCTATGAACAACGCAGGATCAGCAATTCCTACAAGTATCCGCGGCAACGTTCTTGGGCTTGACTACTACGTCGATCCAAACATGGTCGCAACTTCAATCGACGAGTCAGCGTTCATTATCGAACCACGCTCAATCGAGATTTTCGAGTCACCTGCACTTACATTGGCAACAAACGTGCCAACAACAGGCGAAATTGAAATCATGCTCTACGGCTACATTGCAGCGCAAGCTACATTTGCCGGTGGACTACGCCGTTTCAATCTAACCTAATCCACTTAATCATGGCCTAGGTGCGCTCCCGTATCTAGGCCAGCAGTTCACGAAAGGACAGAGATGCCTAGCATTATTACAGCTTCACAGCTTCGCACAGTGTTAGGCGTCTCTGTTTCTTTATATTCTGACGCATATCTTGACTCAATCATAAATTCGGCTGAGCAGGTAATTTTGCCGTTGCTCACTGCAAATCAAAACGCTATTGCTGCGGTTTATCTGCAAAACAACGTTGCTTATTACATAACACAAAAGCCAAATACATTCGTCGCTGATCAAAGTGTTGTGATCACTGGTTGCGTACCGTCAACTTTTAACGGCACAAAAACCGTCACCTCAAATTATTACGATCCTTTTCCTTATTTGCCTTTTGCATATCCTGCGCCTTATTTCTACTTTACTTGCGCAATTACAAATGCAGACATAACATTTCGCCCGGTAATTCCTGCGGGCGTCGCCTACCTATCCGGGGCAAACGCGGCCACACTTTACGCCAGCACTGACGCGGTTGAACAAGCGGTCACGATCGTCAGCGTTGAAATTTTCCAAAGTGTGGTCGCTCCCGGCGGACAGATCGAGGGCGTGGATTTTACGCCGTCACCGTTTAGAATGGGTCGCAGCTTACAAAATCGCGTAATTGGCCTCTTAGGTAATTACATTGACGTTTCAACAATGGCTATGTAAATGCCTACGCCAACAACTATCGCCACCAATGTTCGTGGGACACTCGCAACAGCTTTGGCTGGCGTAGCAGCTTCGGTTTATAGCTCACCGCCTGAGGCTGTAATTCCACCAGCTTGCGTGATTGTTCCAGACGCGCCGTATCTCGAAACGACAACTATTGGCAAAAGCACTGTTCGGGTCAAAATCAACTTTGTTGTAACTGCCGCTGTTGCCTACAACAACACTGCGGGCGCGCTCGATAACCTTGAGCAACTTATTATTGCGATTATGGGCGCAATGCCTACTGGCTACACAGTTGGAGATGTACAACGTCCGACAGTGCAATCTGTAGGAGCTTCAAACCTATTAGTGGCGGATCTCGCGGTCAGCACTTACTACACACAAGAAACAATCTAAGGAGACAAGAAATGCCAACAACAATCGTCACTGGTCGCG